TAGTTGACTTTCAAAATCTTTTTCTTCATAGTTTGGACCCATTTGTATACATTCACGAATAGCATCTTTATTAAAGTAAGGCATGTTTTTTAACTGTCTTAATTGACTACGATTCATTTTATGTCTGTGAATTATAAACTCACATTCTTCTATATTAGTAGCTGTAGGGTCTGGATAAAAATCCCAACAACTTACAAATTCTATTCTAGGTACTCTTACTTCAAGTGGATTATATTCTCTAATACCTTCTTCATTATTTTCCCATTTATGTAATTTTTTATTAAAATTAAATGGTCCTTTAATAATTCCAGTACCTAATAAAGCTGCTTCAAGTAAAGCATTTCTTATCTCAGCTGACCCATTAGACTCTTCTATTTGGTCATGAACAAGTTTTTCCATTCTTCTTGCAGCTTTTTCTGCTGGAGAAAGTTCTACTGCTTGAGGCAAAGGACTTAAACCTTCTTTTAATAAACCTAAAGCATTTGCTTGATTTTCAATAGTTTCTTCAAACATTCCAGTGCCATAAGTAGCACCTGCTTTTAAAACTTTACCATCACCTTCATAACCAATATTATAAGGATTTTCTTGTGGTTCGTCTTCTAATCTATTACCAATGTTATCTGGTATACTTGTTTCTAATCCGGGAGTAGGGTTAGTAGCATCAAGATAAGCATTTTCTTTTTCACCTTCTGGTATATGTGTTTCGGAAATTCCTATCGGAAATTTACCTGTACCAAATATAACATCAACTAATTGACCAAAAGCTGCTAAAACTTTTGTTTTAGTTACTTTAACAAATACTCTAGACTTTTCTGATTCTCTAAACTTTACTCCTTTACTGTAAAGTCCTCGATAGTTTTCATAAGATTTTAACCATCTTTTTTCATCAGTATTTCTAACATCTTCTGCTTTTTGAAATCTATCTTTAATTATACCAACTAAATTTATTCTTTGGTCATCTTCTAAGGATAATGTTTTTCCTGCTTCACCTTCAACTTCTTCATATAAATTGTTAGCTGTTAGAAATGTATTGTCGTTTTCTGCCATACTTAATAACCAAATGTGCTATCAGAAGGTTGGTAAACTTCTGACTTTATTTTTAACATCCTATCATAAGGATTATCTAATCTAGGTCTACTCATTAACATATACCTTAATGCATCATATGCGTGGTCAGCAGCGTGAGTATCTACATCTTCAGGATTACTTTTAGATAAAGGTATTCCTTGTAATTCTTTAATTAAATTAACACAGGTACTAGATATTTGTAATCTTGGTCTGCCAGTATCCCTATTAGGTCTTAATGATTCATGTATTTGAATCTTACCAGCAATTCTATTTTTATCAGCTCTTCTTAGTTTATGTCCTTTCTGAACTAAGATTTCACCAATAGTCGGACCAGTATAACCAGTCCTTGACCAAGCTGCAGTATCTAAAACACCACCTATTGATTTAACTTCATTTTCTTCCATAGCTGTTATTGTATCTGCAAGAGCATCCCCTGTAAGACCTTTTTTGTATAATTCTTTATAAATAATGATGGTCTTGTCTTCGGGGTCTATTGTAGCCCATAAACAGCAACTTTCAGAAGCGTATCCATAGTCAATACCTTTAAATCGTTCCCAATAAGTAGGTATATCAAATGGTGGTATAACATGTATGTTTGGGTCAAACTCAGCAAAGGCTGCACCTTCACTTATATCCCAATTCCCTTCCAGTAACTGCTTACGCTGTATTGCTGGTAAGGATTGTAACATCCTTTCATATTCACCATCTTCAGCAAGGTACGGGTTATCCTGTAACAATGCTGGAATAAACTTCCGACTTAAACCATCAGAACCAATAAAACTTTTATTATATCCTGAAGGTTCAACATATCTTTTTTTTACCCATTGAGCACCAACCCCTCCGGGGTTAGCTGTACAACGTAAAAACGTAGGCAGCTCTGGGTCAGTTGTTCTTAATCGTGATGCTAGATAATTCCAACCAAATTCTGTTGGTAAGTGTGTTATCTCATCAAAGCCAATCCAACTGTATGCTTGTCCTTGATAACGATACACATCTGCATCTCGTTCTAAAAATCCAAACTCTATTTTAGCACCAGAAGGAAACTGCCAAAGTTTTTCAACTTCTTTGAACTTAGCTCCCGGAAATGCATTCGGATACAATTCACGAGACTTATCTATAAGTTCTCTTAGTTCAGGCATTGACCTTCTTATTATCAAAGCTCTATGAGCTTTAATGTGACAATACCTTAGTGGGTCTATAAGCATTGCAAAACTTTTCCCACCACCAGCTGCTCCTCCATAAAGTACATCTTTTTCGGAGGAAGCTAAAAAATCTGTCTGAGGTCCTTCATTAGGCATAAATGCCACAGTAGAACCTGTAGTATCTAAATGTTCTTGAACTGCATCAGGTAATTCTTTCTTATCTGATTCTGTTAGAACATTAGTTGTTAAAGCTTTTTCTTTTTTACTTAACTCAGTTTCTGCTCTTTTTAAATTCCTTCTAAGTTTTTTAACTTTTTGGTTTTTATTTTTTAAAGCTTTCTGAGCTTGTAATGCAGCTTTAACACTACTTAATTCTGTATTCTTTGGTCTACCACCTTTCTTTCGTGGAGTACCATCTTTGTTAAGTATATACTCTCCTGAAGCATTTGTCAAGTACTTTTCAGGATTTATTTCCCAATCTTCCATATACTTTGTCTACATATTTTTTTAATCCGGGTCGAGACATAGATTTTCCTGTCTCAGCTTCTAACCAATCAACTGCAATACCTAAACTAATTTCACCATTAAACACAGCTGCTGCTACTTCTTTTAGTATTATTAATTCTTCTGGTATAGGTTTTAAATAACCTTCAAGCATATCGTCTGATTCATAACCAAAAGGAATAGTAGAAGAAGCTCGTTTTATATATCCGTCAGGTATCATTTCTTTTTCTTTTTACGATGTAAACCATGTTGAGCATGTTGTTTACCTTTAGCAGTAGCTTCTCGTTTCTTTTTATTAGCTGCTGCAAGTTTACTACGACCTTTAGAAGTTGATTTAAGTTTTTTAATCTTAGCAGCTGGAGCATATACTTCACCAGTCTCCGAAGACTTTTTACCACTTGGAGTTCGCCATTTTTGTTTAGTCCACGTTCTAAGACTTCTTTGACTTTTTTTGAGTGCCATGTTTTTTTCTAATTGCTTCTTTACCTTTTTTAGCTATAGAAGCTTGTTGTGTTTTACCAGCTACTTTAGCTCGTTGTTCTAAAACAGTTAGTATCTGTATTTTACGAGCAAAAGGTTTATTAATTTTTTTAACTTTAGCAACTGTTGCTCTAGCATCTGCTGGTGTTTTATATTTAATACTAACAGTATCTTTAGGATTCTCATCAGTATATAAACGTCTACCTGAACCTTTTGGTTTTTTACCTGTACCTTTTTTAGGGTCTTTCTTTTTCATGCTTGTAAAAAATAAATAACTGCTACTGCTAATGTTGGTGGTATAATAGTCATACACGATGGAATAATTACTGCATATAGCATAGGATTACGCAGCATTATTGTATTAACATCTTCTACTTTATCTTGGTCCATTGCCTTTATTATTACCAGAATCGTATTCAGTTAAAGCTTTCCAATAAGCTTTTCTTTTAACATTAACTTTATACCAAAAAATATTCATACCTCTAGGGTTTGAATTTTCACCTATCATAGCAATAATACATAAAGCTAGGGTTGTTAATAAAATAAAATCTGTCATAGTTTAAAATCCTTTTAATGATAACAAAGTTAAATTTATTTATAACCACCACCTTTAGCTTTATATTGTTTAGCTAACATCTGTGCTTTACGAGCTGACCATTGACCGGGTTTACCACCTTTACTACCAGCTTTAATTCTATTAAAAAGATTCTTACGCATAGTAGGTTTAGTATAGTTACCAGCTTTATTTACTGTCGATTTCTTTTTTTTCATTATTTTTTTTATTAAATATTTTATCCCAGTTATCTGAAAATTGTTGAGTAGATACTGCTGATGGTCTAATTCTAGAACCTTTACCAATCCTACCTTTATTTTTTTTATTGGTCATTAAGACCGGTTTTTCATCACTTCCTAAACTTGGCATAATTTGTGAGCAGTTTTAATTCTTGCTCAGGAAGTATGGTTAGTTAGTCCATTTAACACCACGGTAAATACCGTTGGTAGCTTTCTTAGACTTACTAGGTTCTGCATCATGCTTGATACCTCTGTAAATACCCGGTTGAGCTTTCGCTTTTTCAACGTGAGTATTTTCAAGAGTTACCTTGATACCTCTGTAAGTAGCCATATCGTGCCTCCAGTTTTCATAGGTTAATATTAAGTCATATTTAAATGACAGCCTATGCGTTCCTTCGGTAGATGTCGGTCTCTGTTCCTATTGCTAGTACTTAGCTTACCCCTATTACTAGGGAGGTTTTCCTTTCTAACCTACTTCCGTCTCTTTCGAGATGAACGAAAATCTTACCACTTTACTTTATGTGACCAATAACGGGCACTTAATTTACTTGGACTTGAATCTTGAGCATTATGTCTAGCATAATAACTTTTTTTTCTAGCTTTGTCTTTTTTAGAAGTTGGGTTTTTACCAGCACCTTTAACACCTTGTTGTCCAAATCTAATTGTTTTAATTTTATCACCTACTTTAGCAACTACCACATGCGATTTAGTTTTATGGTTTGGAGTACGTTTAGGTTTATTATAACCAGATACTCCAGCTTTTGCAAGTCTTGAATCTTTTTTCTTAGCCATCTTAATGTAATACTCTATTTGTTATATCTTCATCTATATAAGACATTAATTCATTTTTAAAAAATATTTCTTTAAATTCACCTAGTAATATTAGTCCATTATAATCAGCAACTTCTTTAGCTTGTTTTGAATCTTGAGCAATAATATTAGGACCGGGGAAAACTTCTCCATCTTTAGTCATCTCTGTTAGAAATATTTTCATACTCAGCATCCTCAACTGTTTCTATAGGTTGTTTATCGGGCATTAAAAAAATACCACCACCTACCCTGTGATTCACATCTATTGTATCTTTACGACCAACACCAACTCTATCTAGTAGAGTTTGAGCTGCTGCTAATTTATTATTGGCTTGAACTATAGGTCGTTTAGATTCCATAATCTCAACAAGCTTAAAAGCTGCTTTAGGTGCAGAGTTTGCTAATATCTCATTAGTTATCTCTAAAATTTCATTCTTTAGAGTTTTAACAACATGATGATAATGACTTGTATACCCTGCAAGTTCTGCAGCCTTTTTAGCATCACCTTCAGTTTCAACTAAGTGTTCTAAAAACGATTGTTGCTTTTCAGTAAGTTGTCGTTTACTAGTAGTATTATTTACACTTGGTAGAATTGCCATGCTCTTTATTATAGTAGTATTAATTAGTTTTGTCAAGTAATTAAAAATAATTTTAAAACTTCTTGACAAAAGCTGTTTTAGAAGCTATAATAACTTTAGTGCCCCCCCGGGTGAATAGTAGTATATTAGAGAGTTCTCTCAGTCCAAATACTACCTCCATAAAACTACCTTTTAACTATAAAAAAACTACTAGTCTTTAGAGTCAAAATGTTAACTAGTAGCCGGGGCAATCTGGTTTACATCCAATCTTATTAATTTTGTATGACCATGCTATATATATGGGTGGTGGAGGGCATGGTCACCTGCCTGCCCCTATAGAATATAAACATATCCTTACATTCCATAATAAAAACTAACAAAACTAATGAGGACTAAGAAATCTTCAAAGAACATAAACTAAGTTAAGTAAGCTTTGAGAATTTTGCATAGACTAAAGGAACTCTAATAACTTCAAAAACCATTCAGTCTTCTTCAACATAAGTTTTCCAAGTACAACTAAGCAAAAGTCCAAAGCTACAGAATCTAAAGGGCTTTTAGTCCATTTAAGTTACCATTAGCTTTCTTAGCAAAATGAAACCTTTACATTCCCCTAGAGTTGCTTAGCCCTTAAGATTCTCTACAAATCCTTTATCATCACCATATGCCTATGTTACAAAGAGTCCTCATTATGTTGTAGTTATATTTAAAAGAGTTTCAAAGTAATCTTGAAGAGCTACCAAATTCTAGAATCCTGAAGAGTTGGCATTAATCAATTTAACCTAATAACTTGATAACTTTGAAACACTTTATCTTCTATTAAGCTCTATTAAGTAAGAAAGCAACTTGTTTACTAAGAGTTATTACAAATACAATTCATCAAGTTAACAATACTTTAAAGATTTTGTAAATAAAAATAGTAACCTTAAAACTCTGTAAGCTTCGAAGACTCAGCAACAGACTCTAAAGGTTCTCCAATTTGACTAACAAAATCTAATAAAGTAAGGTTAAGTCATGAATTATATTCTAATAACACTAAGTAACCAAAACACTTACTTTCTTAATGACCTTAATGAAGCTAAAGAGTTTCTAAAGTTCTCTAAGTTATTAGGTTTTAATTGCTTATTGCTCAAATCTTCTAAGGATTCTGAGTTTGGTGTTCTTCAAGATTACGTTGAAGAATTAAATAAAACTACACATAATGAGGTGTAACATGGCATATGATGCTACTAAAGTCTCTGAAGAGACTCTAAAAGGACCAGCAACTTCTGGGCAATGTAAAGCTTTAGGCTTTCATTTTGCTGCAAAAGCTAATGGTAAAATAGATTGGACTAAAAGAAGCAGAGTTTCTGCTACGCTTTGGTCTTTTGCTTCTAAAGGAAAACTTTCTTATGAAGAAGCTTCATTGCTTTTCGAAGTTAAAAAACTTCCTAAAGTCTATGCAGACGCTATCAAAGTTTACTTAGCTAAGAATAAGTAACTTTAAAGACTCCTAAGACCTAATAAGTCTTGGGAGTTTTTATTATTCCACTTCAGTTGATATGTTTATATTAGTAGGGGCAAACGAAAAGGGCTCAACAAGTTGAGTC